CGGTAGATAGCTAGAATTTCCGACTCAATAGAACGTCGTTCCTTGAGTAATTCAAAATCGGTCTTAAATCGTTGTTGATGTGAGCCTTCTGCTGGCATATAAGATGTGACCACATTGGGTCATTTATAAATATGCGATTGCAACCGTTTTTCAGCTTGACTTCTGATATAAAAAGTCGTATAGTTGTAGTATGATTGAACCTTGGCATGAACCAAAAATTGTAAGCGAAGCAAAAAACGCCATTGCGTGGCTGATAATAACGATCCTTTTCATAGTCTTTGGTGCTATCCTTTTTGGGGGTCTGATCTGTCCTATTTTCTGGTTTAGCATATCAGAAGAAACATGGGATAGGTGGACAAAACGATATCAAGACGATCAAAATAAAGACATTCTCCTAAAGTTTAATCTTCGGAAAGCTGCTTACGAACAAAAGGTTGCCGAATATAAAGAGAAATTAAAAAAACATAACTCATTTTGCTCTGAATTTGGATACCTCATACAAGCATGTGGTGATCCTTTGCCACCTCCACCGACCCCTCCAGAACCCATGTCAACCGAAAGAATGGAAGACCAACCGGGATGGGTTACTTATGAAGAAGCTCTTTCGACTGTGAAAAAAATTGTTGCGACATTACTGGGAATCTGGTTCATTCTATCGTGGCTCCTTTTGTACATTGCTGTAAAAACCGGCCCTTAATTAACCTCTTGCTGACGCCTGACCTCTCATAAAACTAGGAAGTGCATTGAGTTCTTTTTTACTCACCGGGGTTCCCTCATTAACTCCTCTAGATTTCTCCATGGCTTTCTTCTCATCTTCGGCCCGCTTCATAGTATAGCGGAAATAAAAATTTCGTTTGGGGACAGGCATTGTGTACAAGGTGAAAAAATCAAATCTATCGCACTCGTAGATTTGTTGGTACGTCGTCAAAACGTACTCATCCGTTAGGCCAAAAAAATTCCACCCCAAGGGGTATATCCTCCCTTCTTTCGGTGCCACAAGAAGAACACTGGAAGTCAAAGGTCATATCGATATCTGGGGTGGTTGTCCGAATATGTTGACGAAGGGCCAAACTATCGCCTGCACGCATTTCATCAACAAACTTACGAATAGCTCCCTTATCTGGATTGCCATCTAATGCAATAATAACATGTTTCAAACGAGTAGTAATCTCGTTGGAGATATCTGGATTTACCTTCTGCATTGCTTTCAAATCAGCATCGATAGCGTCTTCGTCCTTCTTCGTAAGAAGACGGAACGTTACGATTCGTTTTGAAAGCGGAAGCTCAAACTCAAACGAGTTTTGTCCCCTTGGATATTTGTCGAAATCAAATGGCCTGTTATCCATTTTACCAAGATCAATTACAACCGAATTGTCTGCATTACATTTTGGACAGGACACCTTCGCCTTGTAAGTGTCACCATATGCCATACGACGAATGGCAACAAATGCAGCATTACGATCACAATTAAACATGTCAGCAGGGTTAATTGCTTTCTCCACAATAAGGGACTCAAGAAGCTTATCAAGGACAATACCTTTTGTAATAAGATTCTTGGAAGTTAGAATGTCTTCCTCTTTGGCTGTCATTACTTTAAGTTCTAACTGACCTGTTGCAAGGGGTGTATTCTCTGGATAAAACCAACCCTTGCTTGGAAGACTAATAACTTCCGATGGAAAAATACTTTCCTGTTTCGTTGTTTGTGGTGGTGCGGGACGTGCTCCCGGCTTCGTAATAGAAACAATTTGATCACTCATAAAACTATTCTTTCATCGAATACATAGCGGGATGTAACAATTTTTCGTTTTTTTATAAACTCATTTTGAGATCTCGTTCTGTTTTATCGTAGGCTTTCTTTTTAATTTTGAACTGTTTGTCTTCGGCTTTGTGTTTATCAATGTCCAGTTTTTTTGCTTTTTGGGTAGCTCTAAGTTTCTTTTGGATAGTCTTACGAAACTCTCGCTCCTGTTTAGCTTTTTCCGCTGCACTAGCCGATGCAGTTGGTGCTGCCGCTACATCTGTTGCAGCCATTGTAGAATCTACATCTGATGGAGACGCCATAGATAGAGCATCAAATGTCTCCTTGACAATAATACGAACAAGTTTTTTGAGTTCAGATTTTCGCATTATTTCTTCCTTTTGATTTCATGCAATGCTTCACGAATCATTGTTGAAATCATAGTGTGGAATTTAGACGATTCATCAATATTTGGTGCCATCGTTTTTCCGGCTGGAATTGCGCCTGTTATCGGATCCGGTTCTGGAAGAGCAGTAATTGGATGTTCCGCCGAAATTTCGGGACTAACACTATCGGCTTGTGCTTGTTGAAGTGTCTTGGATGGTAACAGGTATAACTCCTCATCTGGGTCATCTGGGTTTTGTTTGCCGATGTAAAGAAACAAAGAAGCATTTGGATTGGTAAGAACCTTTGGAACTTCTCTCAGTGCCGCCGAAGAAATCTTCACTCTTGGACCACCACTTTTGGATGCAGTTCGATAGAGTTGTCTCTCGATAGATGCGGGGTCTCTACCTTGGACTTGCAACGGCATTGGCTTCTGGGGCTTCTTAGGATCAACATACCACAATCCTTTTGTTCCCGGCATCAACGGAACACCTTCGGGTGATGTTGTTGCTGATTGTTGTGGAATAGCTGGTTGATCTGCTGTGCCTTGTCCTGCTGCTGGTGGAGCCGGGGCTCCAACGGTTTCCGGTTCTTGTGGAAATGCTTCTAAAACTTCTTTGACGCATTCACGAATGAGATATTCCAAGAGTTCTTTCTTCATATGGATATAAATATCGTTCCGTACAAGAAAAACCCCCGAAATCCGTTTCGGGGGCTTTCCTTATAGATTCCGCAAGTGGTCAAATATAAATATTACTAAAAAGAAAAATTATAAATGTTTGATTATTAAAAACATCAAAATTGAAGTATAGCGTAATCGTAGCTCAAAGTGGCAGTAGCGAGCAAAGCATCACCGCCGTTGGTCCAATCTAACGTACCCCCATCAAAAGAAATTGGGAACGCACCAACGAGCTTCCATTCTTCAACTTTGTCGCCCACAGGGCCAACCACGTTAATGATAATATCTTTTTTATAGAAATCCATATAGCCGTCACGTCCAGTTACGGATTCGTGGGACAAACGGAACCATTCGAAAACTGCTTGAGCCGCCGAAGGTACAATGGCGTCATACATTTCGATGGTAATTTCCTCCCATTTGGTCTTTCCCTTGTAGTAACGTTGAATGTTAATGTGGTCCAACGTCATTTTTTCAGAGGTCCACTTTGGACGGTCAGTTTTTCGAATGAGAAACGCAGGCACGCCATCGATATACATGATAAATCGATTTTGAACCTTTGGCTCATACATCGTGAAAAATATTTCGTTGTTTGTGAGAAGATCGGCCATATTTCGGTCCTATAGTTGATTGTTAAAAATGCTCATCATCGTATAAATACTTTGAAAGTTAAAAAATCTTGATGGATTGGTTATTTTGTATAATACTTATCCCTATACGAACCAAAAGTTTATTATGGCAAGACCTAGGAAAAATCCATTAACAGTTGAAAAGTTCTGCCCTACCTGTAAGAAATCATTCGTCGTTCCATACCAAAAAAAGCACCAAACTTTTTGTAGCCGATCTTGTTCTAACCACAGTCCATTGGTATTAGAAAAAATAAAACAGGGACAAGAAAGAACATATCACGAAAAATACGGCGGAACACATCCAATGACCCATGAAAGCGTCAAAGAAAAATTCAAAGCAACAATGCAGAGATTACATGGAGTGGATTGGTATGGGCAATCTCCAGAACATCGTCAGAAAGTTAAAGCAACAAAAAAGAAACGATATGGAGATGAAAACTACACGAATAGAGAACAAGCAAAACAAACTTGTCTTGAACGATATGGTGTCGATAACATCTGCAAATCGGAAGAAATAATGAATCGTAGAATTCAAGCAAGACGAGAAAGTCATTATGCCTTCCTAAAAGATTTTTGTGAAAAAGAGAACTTGATTCCCATGTTTAGTTTATCCGAATATCAGGGATACCACTTCTCATTTTGTTACAAGTTCGCCTGTAAAAAATGTTCCCACGTATTTGAGAGTACGGTGTATAACTTGGACAATTTGTTTTGTGAAAAATGTAATCCCAATCGATCAGCCACATTGGAGAATACATTTTTTGATTTTCTTACATCTTGCGGAGCGGGAGTAATTAAAAGGAGAGACCGAACAATTCTTTATGGAAAAGAACTGGATTTTTTGATTAAGGATAAAAACACAGCATTCGAACTCAATGGTCTATTTTGGCATTCCGAAAATGGAGGGGGACATGTAAAAACCTATCATCTTAATAAAACCAAAGGATGTCTCTTTCATGGAATTTCATTGGTTCATATTTTTGAAAATGAATGGAGAGACAACCAAGAAATAGTTAAGTCGATCATTCGAAATAAATTGAATGATGTAGCTCATTTGACTAAACTTCATGCCCGACATTGTAGCGTCCGAGATATATCCATTCAGGAAAAGGATGCATTTCTTACAGCCAATCATTTACAAGGAAAAGACAAATCCACAATAAAACTCGGACTTGACTTCGAAGGGGAATTGGTTTCCGTAATGACATTTCGTAAAACATCACGGTTTGACAAAACAAGTGAATGGGAAATGGTACGATTTTGTAATAAGTTGAACACAGTTATTTGTGGCGGGGCTAGCAAATTATTTACTCATTTTGTTAGAACTTATTCACCGGAGTCCATTGTTTCTTATAGTGACCGAAGATACTTTGATGGATCCCTTTATTCTAAATTAGGGTTTGAGTTTGTCAGAAATACTCCTCCGTCCTATCATTATATTTCAAAGGACTACAAACATTTAATGCATCGAATGCAATTTCAAAAACACAAACTTCGTTCTAAACTTTCAAATTTTGATAGTTCGCTATCAGAATGGGAAAACATGAAGCAAAACGGATTTGA